CTAACATAGTTAAAAGTGCGGCAATGGAAAAAGACGGTGAAGAGTTCTTAACTATTGAAGATGCCGCTGTAATCCCTATTTTAGTAGCAGAGATTAAGCGGTTAACTAAGGAGCTCGATGAAGTTAAGTCGCATTTGGGTACTTAGTCCCTTTCCACACCCATAGCAACAAGAAGTCCCAGCAACACCGCCTTCCCTATCTAATTATATTTAGGGGGCCACACCCCTAGTGGGTAAGGAAATTAATATGAAACCAGATAAAAATAAATTTAAAGATGAAGGAGGGAGGCCGCTTACGCAGTCTCTCTTCCTAGAGATAGGTTATACGGATAGAGCCTTTTATACGTTAAACGATGAGGATAAGGTGTACAAAGGTCACACCTACCCCTCTCTTAAGAAACTGTTCTTAGAGCATGAAGACCCACATGAGTATGACTTTGCTACCACCTACTTGCTAGGTTGGAGTCATTGGCAACGCTTATGTAATAACAAGCAGCTACGTAAGCATATTGATGAATGGCGTATTGAGTTAGACCTCAAGATTAGGTCACAAGCCTTACGTGATATTATTGATATGTCAGCTGATGACAAGGGTTTCCAAGCGGCTAAGTATTTAGCTGATAAGGGTTGGTCTAAGAAAAGTGCAGGTCGTCCTAAGAAAGACACCTCTGAGCACGATGCTAAAGTGCAAGAGATGCTAGAGGATGACTTCTCTGCTGATATTATAAGGTTGAGTAAGTAATGGATGATTGGCTAAAGGAAGCGTACACTAAGTTGAAACGTATGCCTGAGGCCGCCAAAGATGTAAGGGAACAAGCCACTGAGGATTTAGAATTCTTTGCTAGGCTTGTCAACCCTGGATATATGTACGGGGAAGTACATAAAGAAATCTTTCGGTGGATGCAGGACTATACCCTGTACGGCAAAGGGGATGGGCTTACAAGTAACAAACTAATTATGTTACCACGAGCCCACCTTAAATCACATATGGTGGCTACATGGTGTGCATGGGTTATAACAAGGCATCCAGAGGTATCTATTCTATACGTATCTGCGACAGCTGAGTTAGCTCAAACACAGCTATTCGCTGTACAAAACATACTAGGTAGTACGCTTTACCGTAGATACTTCCCTGAATACATAAACCCTCAAGAGGGTAAGCGAGAACGTTGGTCTTCTGTTAAGATGTCTATAGACCACCCAACAAGAAAGAAAGAGGCTATTCGTGATGCAACTATTTCTACCGCTGGGCTTACTACTAATACTACTGGTTGGCATGCCGATATTGTTGTTGCTGATGATTTGGTGGTTCCTGAAAATGCTTATACAGAAGATGGTCGAGAGTCCGTATCTAAAAAATCATCTCAGTTTACTTCGATTCGAAATGCTGGTGGTTTTACTATGGCTTGTGGCACTCGTTACCATCCAGTGGATATCTACGATGTTTGGATGAACCAAGTATATGATGTATACGATGACGAAGGTATTAAGGTAGACCAGAGCCCTGTATGGGATTGTAAAGAGTATAAAGTAGAAACTGACAACATCTTTACATGGCCTCGTGCGGTACGTCCAGACGGTAAGGCTTTCGGGTTTGATATACAAACCTTGGCTCGTATACGTGCTGAGTATAGTGATAGAGTTCAGTTCTATGCACAGTATTACAATGACCCATCAGACCCCTCTAGTGACCGTATTAGTAGAGACAAGTTCCAATACTACAATCCAAGGATGCTTGTCAAGGAAGGCTCTAGATGGTTCTATAGTGGGCGTAAGCTTAACATCTATGCAGCAGTTGATTTTGCATTCAGCTTATCTAAATCAGCGGATTATACAGCCATTGCTGTGGTAGGTATTGACTGCGATAACAACTACTATGTCTTAGATATTGACCGATTTAAAACAGATAAGACATTAGAGTATTTCAAACACGTAGCAGCCCTACATTCTAAATGGCGCTTTCAGAAGCTTCGTGCTGAGGTTAGTGTTGCTCAGAAGGTGATTGTCAACTCTATTAAAGAATACGTGCGTAAGGAGGGTCTGAGGCTCTCTGTTGACGAGTTTAGACCTAGTAAGGCAGAAGGTACTAAAGAAGAACGTATCGCAGCTGCACTAGAGCACTTGTATGACAACTTACAAGTATGGCATTTAGAAGGTGGCTGGACAGCTGTCTTAGAGGAAGAGTTAGTGTTGGCCAGACCAGCACATGATGATGTCAAGGATGCCTTAGCATCAGCCGTAGAAATAGCTATAGCCCCTGCTAAAAATATGGGACACGCTATGAAAGACTTCTTTACAAAAACAAAAGCTACTAGCCGCTTTGGCGGGGTAGCATTCTAAACAGGAAAATAATATGAGTGTTAAAGTAGCAGAGATTACAAGTTTGCTAGATAGAGATGATGCATCTGCGTGGGTGTCTAATCTATGGGATAAGTTCAACAACCAGCGTAGGTCTTGGACAGAGGAAAAGAAGGAGCTAAGAGATTATATCTTTGCTACCGACACCACTACAACCTCTAACAGCGCACTGCCTTGGAAGAACTCTACAACCCTACCTAAGCTATGTCAGATACGAGACAACCTACATTCTAACTATCTCACTGCGTTATTCCCTAATGAGAACTGGTTACAGTGGGAAGCTAATACAAGAGACAGTAATAAGAAAGATACAGCCTTAGTCATTGAAGGTTATATGGCTAATAAGTGTCGTAAGAGTGGCTATCGAGCAGAAGTTAGTAAGCTTCTATATGACTACATTGATTTTGGTAACGCTTTTGTAACCACCACTTTCGAAACTAAGTACAAGATAAACGCTTCAGGTGAGAAAGTTATTGACTATATTGGGCCAAGAGCTTGTCGTATTAGTCCTTTAGATATTGTATTTAATCCACTAGCGGCTTCTTTCGAAGATAGCTTTAAGATTGTACGTAGTGTTAAGACTATTGGTGAGTTAAGACTTCTAGCTTCTCAAGACCCTGACCAGAGATTCTGGGAGAGTGCCTTAGAGCGCAGACAAGACATCCAAAATAAAATGGGTGGGTACAGCATAGAAGACTTCGATAAAGCCGTAGGATTCTCTATGGATGGCTTTGGCAGCTATTATGAATACCTACAGTCTGATTTTGTAGAGGTGTTAGAGTTCTTTGGTGATTTCCATTGCCAAGCAACAGGTGAAGTTAAGACCAACCGCCTAATCACAGTAGTAGACCGTAGTGTGGCTGTACGTGATGTAGACATCCCTACCTACGCAGGTAAGGCTCCTATCCGCCATGTGGGTTGGAGATTACGTCCAGATAACTTGTGGTCTATGGGACCGCTTGATAACTTAGTTGGTATGCAATATCGTATTGACCATTTAGAGAATCTTAAAGCTGATGCTGCAGATTTAATTGTTCACCCACCTCTAGTGATAGCAGGTGAAGTTGAGGAGTTTGTTTGGGGTCCAGGTGCTGAGATTCATATAGATGAGCAGGGTAGCGTAGGAGAAGTGTCTAAGAGCCTCTCTGGACTCGTTCAAGCTGCAAATGATATACAGATGTTAGAAGACAAGATGGAACTGTTTGCAGGCGCTCCTAGAGAGGCTATGGGTATACGTAGCCCTGGTGAGAAGACTGCCTTTGAAGTAGACCAACTGTCTAGTGCTGCTGGTAAGATATTCCAAGAGAAGGCCAGTGCTTTTGAGTTGATGCTATTAGAGCCTAACTTAAATGATATGCTTGAAGCTGCTCATCGTAACCTAACTGACATTGAGAGTATCAGTGTCCTAGACAGCGAGCTAGACGCTACAATCTTTATTGACATCTCTAAGGCTGACTTAGGTAGTGATGGGGTTATTCATCCTGTAGGTGCTAGACACTTCGCTGAACAAGCTAGATTTGTACAAGAGTTTACAGCCTTGTCTAACACTAACGCGTTCCAAGTAATGGCTCCACACATCTCTAGCAAGGCCTTAGCAAGTGCTTTCGGCTCTGCTCTTAATGTAGAGAACCTAGGTATCTTTAAAGCTAATGTAGCTATCGAAGAGCAGATGGAACAGCAACGCTTAATGCAAGGCGCTCAGGAACAGCTTGATGTAGAATCTGCACAGGAGCCTCCGCTATAA